GAGCGTATCCTGGTAACGGCTTTCAGCCGGTCAACGTATGGTGAATTTGGTGGAGTGGGTTATCTGTTTGCTATCGAAGATACAGGTATTGAAGAGGATGAGCCCACGAAAAGCCATTTCCTGAACATAAGAGTGAAATTCGAAATTACAAACTTCAAACAACTGTAAAACTATGGCAGCAAGAAAAATATCAGCCATCGACAT